GACTTGCCGGATCTGACCGCACTATCTACTGGAGCATCAGGAAGGTAGCCTGATGTCCTGGCTTTACCAGCCATTACTGGCGGCGTCGGCGCAGCAACTCGCGGGAGGGCCGGCTATCTATGATGAGTCTGTCACCCTCTCAGCCGCCACCGCTGTGGATGCCGTGAATATAGCAGAACTGGTAGCGAGCTTCAGCCTGGCCGCAGATGCGGCAGTCTCGTCTGCGAATATCTCAGAGATGCTGGCCTCCGCTGCGCTCCAAGCGGCAACAATCCTGAATACGGAAGGGGGGTTGACGTTCGATGAAGCGGTCGCCCTCTCGGCTGCAGTTTCCTTGCTCACCGATGGCGGTCTGAGCTTTGATGAGGCCATCAGTCTTATTGGATCTGCCAGCATGGATGCTGCATCTTTGGCAGAACTCATCGGAAATGCCACCCTGACGGCTAATGCCGACCTACAGGCCGCAGGAACGCTCGACATTTTCGCAGTCCTGACCCTCCTCGCCCAGGCGGACATGATAACAGCCGGGGAAGTAGAGGGAGCGGGTGGAATCCTGGAGGCTTACCTGATCTTGAAGAGGAGGAGGAGGAGATAGATGCCTTCCGAAGTGGACCTTTGCAGCACGGCCCTCTTGAAGTTGGGTGATACCACGATCATGGAGCTCGGAGAGAATAGCCAGCGGGCCAAGCTTGCCAGGCTCATCTATCCGGAGATCCGGGATGCGGTACAGCGTGTCCATCCCTGGAAATGTTGCACTTTTCAGAGATCCCTGGCCCGATTGTCCGATGCTCCCGCCTTCGGCTATGCCTATCAGTTCCAGCTTCCTTCCGATCCTTATTGCCTGCGGGTGCTCTACATCGATGGCGATCCGGACCGGAACCTGATCCCCTACAAGATCGTGGGTAGGAAGCTGCATTGCGATGAATTGGCGGTGGACCTCTGGTTCATCGGCAGGGTGGTGGATCCCAATGCCTGGGATAGTCTCCTGGTGGAGGCGATAATCGCCCGCCTCATGGTGGATTTGGCCTATCCGGTCACATCTAACCCGGCATTGTCGACTGCTCTCTTCACTGCCTATCAGCTCAAGGTGGGAGAAGCCGGGGCAGTGGATCTGGATGAGGACAACCAGAGCCAGGTGATAACGGACAATCCGCTGGTAGACGCGAGGGACGTCGTTGCCTAAATTCCACTACATCTACATGGATCTCTCGGGTGGCGAATGGGCGCCGGACCTGGAAGGCAGGATCGATCTCCCGCGCTATGCCCGGTCCGTGAAGGAGATGACCAACTTCATCGCCAAGAAACAAGGAGGAGCTATACGCCGGGGGGGCTGGCACTTCGCGGATGAGACCAAGTATCAGGACAGGATGGCCAAGCTGATCCCCTTCATCTTCGGCACCGAGCAGGCCTATGCTATCGAGGTTGGCGATCTGTATATGCGGTTCTTTATGGATGGGTTTCTCATCCGAAACCCGACGGGTAACAATCTGATCACGAATAATACTTTTCACACCGGTATATCTGATTGGACCGATCTCTCCGTTTCTCCGGGCTTCATCCAGTGGGATGGCGGAACCGAGAGAATGGAACTAAATGGCGGAGAAGGCGGCATCGGATGGACAGAGCAGGGAATCAGCACGACCGTTGGCAAGACCTATCAACTATATTTTGGTAATTACAATAACTCGCTCATATTGAGGATTGGCACCACGTCTGGAGGAAGTGAAATCCTCCAGGATACAGAGTTTGATCCTGGCTGGTATCCCTTCCGCATGACTAACTTCAAAGCCACAACGACCACCACTTACATTCAATTCCGCCGGACTTCTATAGGTGGTTCGCAACTCGACGATCCCTCATGTAAAGAGTATGAAGTAGTTGAGAAGGTAAGCCCCTATCCTCTTGCAAAACTCCGGCAGATCCGATGGACCCAGGACGCAAACATTCTCTACCTGGCCTGTTCCGGCTATAAACCCTACCAACTCACCAGGACATCGCATATCGCGTGGACCCTGGCCGCGATGGACTTCATCGATGGACCTTACATGGATGAAGTTACTACTTCCACTATCACTCCATCGGCAACCACGGGCAGCATCAACCTGGTCGCCTCCGCCGCGATGTTCTACTCCGGCCACGTCGGAGCCCTTTGGCGGATCAAGCATGGAAGCACCTGGGGTTATGTGCAGATCACCGCAGTCAGCGACACGACCCACGCCGCCGCCACGGTTAAGAAAACCTTGGGCGGTACGACAGCCAGCGTGGCGCATTGCGAGGGAGCATGGTCTGATTATCGGGGATGGCCCCGGGCGGTGGCATTCTGGCAGGGAAGGCTCTACTTCGCCGGGTCCGATTCCTTTCCGCACACCGCCTGGGGATCGAAGGTCGGCAAGCCGTTGGAGTTCACACCAGGGACGCTCGACGATGATCCCGTAACCTTCTATTGCTATTCGGCCAAGGTCAACAGCATCCTCTGGCTCGCGGCCTCCCGATCTATCATGGCGGGCACCCTCGGAGGAGAGTTCAATATCAGAGGAGCTGAGGGGGGACCTCTTACTCCGACCGCTCCGGATGTCCGAAATGATTCAACCTGCGGGGTGGCGGATGCCATGCCGGTCCGGGTCGGCAACAGCGTCCTCTTCATCCAGTACAGCCAGAAGAAGGTAATGGAGTTGGTCTATGCCTGGGATCAGGATGCTTACAATGCGAGCGATCTTTGCGTGCTGTCCGACCACATCGCAGAGCCGGGCCTCATCGAGATTGACTGGCAGCAGGAGCCCTTCTGTGTGCTTTGGGCCGTGAGAAGTGACGGAGTTCCGATCGCCTGCACGTATGAAAAGATCTCCGATACGGTGGGCTGGCATCAACATCCCACGGATGGAGAGGTCGAATCGCTTTGCGTGATCCCGAATGTCTCTATCCTGGAAGATCAGCCCTGGGCGACAATCAAACGCACGATCAACGGCCAAACTAAGAGATTCGTGGAATATCTGGATCCGGACCTTAACTGCGATTGTGCTCTAACCTATAGTGGGGAAGCAACTTCCAATATTTATGGGCTGAATCATCTGATCGGTGAAGAGGTAGACATCGTGGGCGATGGGGCCGTCTATCCGACCCAAGTGGTGGCCGCAGATGGAAGCCTGACTCTTGATCTTCCGGCAAGCCAGATCCAGGCGGGACTGCATTACCAGAGCAAGATCATCACCCAAAGGCCAGAGATCGCCACGCCCTATGGCACAACTCAGGGTGTTCAAAAGAGATGGTCGGATGTGCGCGTCCGCCTGGTCGATACGAGCGGGATCCAGATAAACGGGGAACAGATCCCCTTCCGCCAGGTGGAAGATCTCATGGACCAGGGGGTAGAACCTTTTACCGGAGACAAGAGGATCACGAACCTCGGATGGGATCCGGACGGTCGGATCGAGATCGTACAGGACGAGCCCTTGCCCGCGCATGTGGTCTGCGTCTACGGCAGCCTGGAGATAGGAATTGGAGGGTAAGCTGGTGCCGTATGAAGCCTCTCATTTTTTCGCCGCTTCATCCTCTTATCCGGGCCTGCCCATGAAGGATCTCAAGGTGATAGCGAAGGCTTTGACGGATGGACCCGGAGTCACCTGGTTGGATTCCAAAGACCGGGTGATCGCTTCCTTCGGATTGCGAAAGATGGCCCCCAAGGTTTACGAAGCGTGGCTGGTCTGTTCGGACCTGGCGAGCTCCCGCACCATCCGGCTTATCTCCCTGGTCCGCCAGCAACTTGCGGCGCATATCCGGGACCTGAAGCCGGATCGAATCCAGGCGGTCATCCTCACAGACAGGCCGGTCCAACTCCGCCTGGTCAAGAGGATCATGAAGTTCGAATACGAGGGGACGCTCCGCAAATACCTGTATGGCAGGGACCACTATATGTTCGCGTTGATACCAGGAGGATAGGGGAATGTCGTGGATTTCTTCGGTCATAGGGCTCGCCAGAGACGTTCTTGGCACCGGAGTCAACATATATGCGAGCGGTAAAGCTGCCAAAACGCAGGAGGAACTTTATTATAAACAAGCCGCTTTCAAGAAAGAGCAAGCGGAATTCGCAGCCCGCGAAGGTCGCCGGCAGGCGGAATTACTCAAACGCCAAAGAGCCGAGAGGGTCGAAGCCCGTCGATTGGAACTGGCTCGGATCTTGGGAGCGCAGAGGGCCAGATATTGGGCCTCCGGGGTGACGTTGCAAGGAACTCCACTCCTTGTCGCTATGGAATCTCCAGCACGGGCCGAGGAGGACATCTCCCGGCTCAAATATTGGTTCGGTCAGGACATCGAGACCGCAGAACTTCAAAGCCATATGCTTTCCCGCGGTCTCTTCAAGGAGGCGAGTTATCTCAGGGCCGC